AGCAGTTTGGTAACTTTCTGGAAAACGATCTTTGCTTCCGGTCAACTCTGCTTGAGTCATGCCTGTGCCAAGACCGGTGACGTTGCCATCAGCTACCGATCCACCATAAAGAGCATCCTGAACTGACAAGAACTCTAACTCTGAATCTGGCCCGAATGCCCAAGTTGTTTGAACACCGACGTAATCGTCGCCTTCGTCGGTGATAAATTCGATACCATCAACGTCTCCATTAACTTGAAGATTTAGTTCTTCGGCCAATTGTGCAGCGGTATAAGTTCCAGCCAAAACCACAAGCGTCTTGGAGTGAATAACACCATTTAACTTCCATCTAAAGAAAGAATCTTTAGAGAAAGTATATGGTCCCTGTTCTTGGGACATAACACTTATGCGACCACCGGCAGAAGGAACTTCCACAGTTGCAATTTCTGCTTTTTCGTCACTTACGTTATCAACGTCGGCTACACGAACTACATAAAGTTCATTGGCAACCAAAAGATACTGCTCTGCGGCATATATCAAGTAAGGATCACCAGATTCTGGATGAGGGTATCCGAAAACTGTATTCAATTGACGCTGTGTTGATATTACTGTTGGGATATCAATCGGTCCCTTGCTTGCGAATCCGACAAGTCCAGAACGATGAAAAGACTGTTCGGGAGCTATAAAGCTCAAGTCCTTCTCAGTGATTCTAACGCTTGGCGAAATTGTGTTAGATGGTGGAAATCCTCTTAGAATAGCCATTTTTTAGTCTCCCTTACGAATTTCATTATTTGGTACATATTTAGTTGAAATAAGGCCCATCTTCTCAACTCTTTCTATGTATTCAGTTACCAACTCATCCTCAATTATTCTCACATTATGTCCTTTGCCTATGCCTGGAATAATTAAGGTTGTGAAAGCACGGGGAGCCTTCCGAGATCTCACCACTAGCTGCACTGGGCTTTTTGTTTTGTTTTTTATTTCGATCATTCTTCCAATTCCTTTACTGCTTGTTCCAATTGAGTTAATACTTCTGTTATATCTTCTTCATTGGGTGAATCAGTTATATCAATTCTAGTTTTCAAAACTGCTTTTCTTCTTACAATTGGTTGGGCAACAAATGTCTCTGCTGTCAAGCCAAATTGATATTTGAAAACTCTAATCGCCTTATCTCCGGGTTCGTAATTAACGTTATTAGCTATGCTTGATAACTTAACTCCGATTTCCCAAGATATTCCTTTCACCCTTATATATGCCATGGGAGAAAATTTTGTTAATACTTGTGTAAGAATTTGATTCATATCTTCTTCATACATGGTCCAAGCATACAAAGTGTAACCTATATCTATTGGAATTCCACGTGTTACTCCGAAAATAGTGTCTCTTTCAAATTTTTCACTTGTGGTAAAATTTGGTCTAAAATTATTTTTTGGATCTCTTAAATAATCTATTGCTTTGTGATAAATGTAGCGGTCTTGATTAAAATTAAAGTCTGAGTTGTGGATTGCCAATATGGGTAATCTAATTCTATCTACTACTAAACTTTCATCTTTTCTCATATTTTCTTGCAAAATATAAGCAACGGCACGTTCTTGTGTTGCCCATATAATTGGCACACTATGCGCTCTTCCATTTTCGTCTATCACAACAAGATCTTTAAATAGATCCTTCACAGCTTCATCAGTGCCTCTTATAGATTTAGCATAACGATATACTACATTTCTATTTGGAGGAGCGGATCCTTGTTCATTTATTATGTGACCAGACTGTTGCGGGTCACATAAAGCACTTGCACCCTGTCCTAGTTTGCTTTGAGTGGCATCTTGTAGCCAAGACAAATCTTGTGCTACCTCTTTTTGAGACTCTAAATAAGGCTTGCTGTGTATTGTTCCAGAACTTGTTTCTACTTTTTGTTCTCTGCAAAAAGGAGGAGGTTTGTCAATATTTAAATCTTCAACAAAATTAGATTCTCCACACGGATTTAAATTTGGTTCACTCATAAAATTATTTTTCTTTATCTATAATTATAGTATTATGAAGCCTTATAAAATTATAAAATCTAAAGGGAATTTAATTAAAAAAAATAAATTAGTTTTACCTTTAGCATCAAAAAAAATACCACTAACTTTTTTTAAAAATGTTTTTACTCCAAAAAAGAAAGAAATATTAGTCAATGCCCTGACCGCCAGCTAAATTCATTTTCTTTTTTGATAAATCTTTAACACTATTCAATCCAAAATCTGGTTGGGATTGTGTAACTTTGCCCTCTCCTGTTGTAAGCGACTCTTGATACCTAATGCACATTACTTGCAATCTTAATTCTCCCCATAATTTAAAAACTTCAACGTTTCTTTGAGTGACCATCCAATTTTCTTTTTTGTGCGGAGAAAAAATTCTTGATCCAATTTTTGGAGCGTGTCCTAGTGTTTTTAAAACATGTCGATAATTAAACTCAAACATCATCTCATCCGGCGAATCTATTCCAAAAACCCCAATCATGTTTTGAGATGGTATAGGTTCGTAATATCCATAAATTATTACGGGACTCTGGCTGTATATTTTATCTCTTGCTTCAACATATAATTCATCAATATTATTTATGTTTATAAAAACATCATAATAATAAAGAGGCGATCCACCTATTTCTATAACTTCTTGATCCCAAACATTAAAAAGATCATGTTCTAAATTTGTTGGGTCAAATTGATTCAAAGAACCAGAAGTTTTATAAGTCGATCCATCAGGATTTTTTATTGCCATAATATTATTTACACCCTAGGCAGAAAGAAAATTATCAATAGTAAATAACTACAGAATTTACCCAAGGAGGGAAAAATGAACATTAAGGAAAATACGAACCCAATAGGAAATGTAATACAAAATGATTCAATAGATCAATTTATTGAATCTATGAAATATTTGTGGAATTCTACACAACAAAAAAGCCAATCTTGGCAATTATGGAAAAAAGTCAATTTTGTAAAAATAACAAATTTTCTTTTAAATTGTTTGGATGATTTGATCGCTTACGTTGACACTCTTTCTTTTGCTTCGGGTGCCGACAAAAAAGCCACAGTTTTGGACGCTGTTTCTAGAATATACGATTACATAGTTAGAGAAGCCCTACCAATATGGTTGGTTCCTTTTGCAAATGTTATTCGTGATTATGTAATTCAAGTTTTAATATCAGCAGCTATAGACTGGATAGTTCAAAAATATAGAGATGGACATTGGAGAAAAAAAGACAAAGACCAAATAGAATCTCAATGGACAAAATTACATGTTAAGTTATTTGGGGTTCCTTTATCTATAACTTAATTCAAGCAAGGAGGTGGCGATGTACAAGTTTATAATATTTGCAATTTGTCTTGTTGTTGGATGCACAACAAACAATCAAGAAAAAAATATTTCATCTTATGAAAAAATAATTTATCAAGAATACCAATCCAAACTACTGGAATTACATAATAAATTTAGATTGGAAAAAGGTTACGAGCCTTTAATTTTAGATAAAAATTTATGCAAATACGCTGAGGATCATGCAAAAAAAATGGTGGAAAAAAATTCTCTTTATCATTCTAAAATGAGTGATTTAAGAAAGGTCAATGCAAAAACAAATTTGGTTGGAGAGAATATAGCTTGGGGTCAAAAAGACGAAGAATCTGTTGTCAATTCCTGGATGTGGAGTCCACTCCACAGATGGAACATTCTAGGATCAGGCTATAAGAAAGTTGGATTTGGATTAATCGAAGATAAAGAAAAAAGAAAATATTGGTGCGCAGTATTCACTGATTGAGGTGTTCGATGTATTTGTGTTTACAATTTATTTTAATGCCTATAATTTTTTCTTTATTGTTAATTTTTTTTTCCATGTTTGAGGAGTAAATTGAAAATTAATTAAAAGGAGTTGATTATGAAAAAAATTATATTATTATTTTTTATTTTGTTTATTGTTTATTTTGTTTATAAAAATTATAATTATTTTGAGTTATATTACTTAAAACAAGAAATCAAAAATGTCATAAAAGAAATAGAAAAAAATAATGAAAATATAGAAAAAATAAAAAATAAAATCAATCAAAGTGAATCAATCAAAAAAGACATTTTGGAATTTATAGATGTTCCTAAAAAAACCAATATAGACGACTCAACCGTCTATAACGATGTCACCAGCAGGCAGTCTAAGCCTTTTGGAGATCATGCGGGTCGTCACGTAAATGTACACGAAACAGCACACGGAATTCACTCGGATTTAAGAAATGAATATCAAAAAAAATTAGGATATAGATGTAATGCCTTCTACTGCTTGAAGGGAAAAGCAGTTATATTAAAAGACCCCAATATAACAATTAAAGATATTAAAAAATATATACCAAAAAATTTAAAATCTTATAGATACAATCTTTATTTTGTAGAACAATTAAGGGATTGGGATGACATTCCAACCTATATTTTAGATGAATGGAATGCCTATATTCTTGGAAGTGAATGTGCTGTAGATGACTATCAAAAAAAAATAGAAATCCCCAAGTCAGATGCTGTGTCCGGTTGTTTGGACTTTAGCATATACTCAATTGCAATGGCAATGGCTGTCAAAGAATTAGATCCCGATTATTGGAATAAACACCCAGAATTTAAAGAATTTATAAAGTACAATTTAAAAAGAGCAGAAACAGCATTTTTTTTAGGAAAAGATGTGTTCAAATCTTCAGCACAAGACAAATTACTTGATTCTTTTTTGAACGAAAAAGAATCAGATTATTTAAGAAATTTTATGAAAAAGGAATTAGGAGATTATTTTTTGAATAATTAATCAAGGAGGACAAATGTCAAGAAAAGGATTTTCCAAAATCGTAACAGACTCTCAGGCTTTAATTTGCTTTGCAATAATGTTGGCTTTGTGTTTGGTCGCTGGTTATAAGATTGTTCACAACAAACAAGAACCACCAAAGCCCGATATTAACATAAATATAGATAAAAATGCAAAACTGCCAAAGATAGCAGAACTAAAGCCAGAATATAGAGATTATCCAAAACTAATCGAATTATTGAAAAAATGCGGGCACGCAGAGATACAAGAAGAATTCGAAATTGAAAATACTTTTGAAAAGATAACTGATTTTATTAAAAATAACAAAAAAGAAATTATGGAAGAAATTAATATAAAATTAATTGAAGATTTAGGAGAAGGAAAAATAAAATTAAAAAGACAAAACAATAGAGGAAAATTTATTTGGGTAGCAAAAGAAATTGTAAAAAAAGAATCTAACTCATTTTGTTATGAATCTAATTTAATAGAATCAATAGAAGGCGGAATACAAGAAATGAGTTCCAAGATCACAATATCTAAAATTGAAGAAAAGTGCAAAATAAAAGTATACATGAGTGTATCAGTGGAGGGCATTAGTTCTAAAGATATTAAAATGGATATAAAAATGAAAATTAGAAGATTAAAAAAAATTGTAATTGAAAATCAAAATTAACTCAATGTTAATTTTGCTGTAACACTTATTGTTCCGCCGCCTTCGGGAATATCAAAAGGAGCACCACTAAATCTTTCAAGCCATAACAACCTATTTGACTGGTCTGTTACATAATAGCCATAAGCAGTAGCATCTGTTGTAAAAGTAAAAGTTTGCTCAGAGTAAACGGCGGTTGTTACACCATTGCTTTGGGTTGTTGTCCAATTTGAAGACAAAAGAGTTCTTGGGGCATATCCGGTACTCGTGGGAACCTCTGTCAAATCTGTTCCGACTGTAGAGTCGGAGGGCGTAATGTCGTTTGTATAAAGGTGCAAAACTGGATTATCGGCATTCACCATTCCAACAATGTATTGCAAAAGAAGAATTTCACCCCAAACGTCAGGACAAACTAGTGCCATAAAATTTAACCTTTCTTTTTCGTCTACAATATAGATATGTTATAGTAGTAATTTATTTTTAGGATTAAAATGGCTATAAAAGACAAAGATGGAAATGTTTATAAACTTCGTGGTCCAAATCCTTTGGTTAAAGATAAATCTGACTGGGATAACTCTAAAATAAAACTTATAAATTTTGATCATTTAAAAGAAGAAATAGTCAAAGATATAGAGAAAAAATTAAATAATGTTAAGAAAAATCAAATTGAAAAAGAAAACAAAAAAGAAGAGTCCAAAGTTATAAAACCTGATGATTTTGTTAAAGATATTGCGGACAAAGAAGAGAAAAATGAAGAAAAAAATAATAAAATTGAAATAGTTGAAGAAAAAAAAGAAAACAATGAAATTGATCAAATAATTGGAGAAAAAGGAGTTGAATTTTTTTGTGTTCCAGTTATAGGTTTTAAAAAAGTAGTAGACGAACTTTATGGGAGTTCTTATAAAAAACCCAAATATGGAACTCCTTTTTTGTTTAAACTGATAATGATCGACGCCTCAGACCTACAAATACAAATTTGGTCTCCTGTGGAGTTGGAAAAAGAATCTATTATTTATAAAAAAAATAAACAAGGAGGAGAAAGATGGTGGAAAATAGTAGAAATAGAGGAAAAAACTAAAGGTTGGCTTTGTGTAGCAAACACATCAGACACCAATCCGGATTTTAGTTAGCAGAGTCTGGGGCAACTACCTGAACTTTTAGTCCGAGTTTTTCTATTTCTTTTCTGTAGTCTTCGACGGCTTTTCTGTATCCTATGTCATAAACTTGACCAATTAGTTTGCCGAAGTCTTCTAAATCTTTTTGCGTTGCCAGCGATGTTCCAACTCTTTCAATTATTGCATCATGTTCAATATAATTTAATTTTAACAAATCATAAAACCATTTTCTTAAAGTAAATGCCCTTGGGTTGGACATATACTTTATAAGGTTGCCTTCTTCTTTATCTTTTTCTTTTGACATTTCTTATGCCTTTCTTTCCAATCGGGTCAATTTTTGATGTGTCGGCGTCCCCAGTAATTGAGACATCATTGGGATCTCCTAAAGACCCCCACACATTGTAGCCATCGCCATCTTTTGGTTTCTTAGAAACTATTGCATAGGTTCCTATGGTTTCTTGAATTTTTCTCCAATCATTGTAACTCGATAGATTTATATTAAAATTTTCTTTTTG